TTTAGCGCCGTGACTCGAAATGACTCCGTAGTTAGCGCCGCGACTGATACCGTCATTCATAGTCGCCTCTTTATGCGCCTGTAGCATTTTCGTTCGAACTGCCATTTCCGCATAAACTTCCGGTTTCCAACGCCTATTAATATCGTCAACAATACCGGTATCAATTGCGGAACCTAATTGCTCGCGTAATTTCGCTACTACTTCGCTCGTCAGCGCCGATGTACCGTTTATACCTTTAGTAGCGTTTGCGCGGAGCACTTCCGCCATTGTTTTGCGAATAACGACTTGAACTTTGCGCTCTACGTTCTGCGTAACCTTCAGCAGGCTATCTTGCGTATCTGCTACGATTGCTTTAATTAATTCGCTGTTAAGTCGGCTAAATGTAACGATTTTTTCCGCTTCAGCGACTGTACCGACAATCTCTAACGCTATAATTGAGCGAACAATGCCGTCACTTACAGCGACAGGCACATTCGATTCAACCCAGGCGCCAGTAGTTGCGTCTAACTCTCGGAGAATATCGGTGATTGACTTCAACGTAGCCATTGCGTTAGCTCTTTGAAAGTTCGTTAAGTCAACACGTTCTAGCTCGCGCTGTATATCAAGCATCGCCTGCTTATACGCATTTACTAGTTTCGAAATCTCATATTCGTAATTCGGAGGCGGTAATTCTCGCATTACTCAGTCGCCTCCTCCTGCGGTGTTGTCGTAGTTTGATTAAAAACGGAAGAATCAACGAAGCCTGTTGCGGCTGTTTCGTCGTCCTCGATACGGCTCATGATTTCCTTCGCTTTGTCGTCGTCTACTTCGTCTTGTCGCTTAATTGCCGACTGAACATCTAACGTAGATTTACCCGACGTACGAATTTGCATGATTTCCGCTTCTTCTTTTTCGTTCTTAGGGATTCCGTCTTTCCACATAATCTTCGGATAGACTGATTCGCCTTCATAACTACCGAACTCTGAATCGAATAGGTAGCACGTATATAAAGCGTCGCGAATAGCTTTGTCGTAGTGGTTGCGTATCCTGCGAACCTTAGAAAGTATCGGCATGAAACGCGCTTTGATTGCTGCGCCGTCTGTATGCGACGTTCCTGTTCCGCCTGAGTCACCGTCAGCCATCGTTGTACCGAATAACCATTGCGGCGTTTCGCTCATCTGGAATATATACGAAACTAGGAAGTTGATTTCTTTAAATACGTAATCTAGTTGACCGTCCCACGTAATAGCGCCAGGTGTTGCGTCTTCTTTTGTAATCGGAATGTATTTTCCGCCGAAACTAACGCTGTTTCCTACGCCTTCTAAGTCGGGCCCGTATAATGTTGGATCCGAATGCTTCATGAGTATGAAATCTAATTGCGCGATGCGATCTTCAACGGCTTGTAGCGCCTTTTCAATCTTTTCGATGAATCCATCGCCTTGCCAGTCGTCGTCCACACTTGAATACGGAATATGAAACACCGGAATGTGCGAAAGACCCGTTTCGACGATATCTTCGTCGCGTCCCGTCGCTACTTTATCCCCGATTGTGTACAGTGTAATCGGATAACCGTACGTATTGTCTACGCCGACTTCTGGGCGAGTAATCAAGCGATATCTTTCGTAAATGATATAGCCAGGAATATGTCGCTCGATGTTTAGATACGGAATCTCATCGTTACGAGTCTCGACCCATTCAATCTGCGCAATATTGACTGCCTTAAACTTCTTTACGTCGCCGTTACTTGTTTCTGGAAACACATACGAAGCGTTAACATGCTCGATAATCGGCTCCATTTCGACGTCTTCTGGTATATCTAGCCCTAAACGAGTGAGTTCCGAGTAGTCTTGGCGGTATCCATAACGTACTTTCACGAAACTGTCGCCTCTATAGCCGTTTGATGTTGCGCTTTCGTAAATCAACGTATTTAGGTCGTTTTCTTCAACGTATTTGTTGAGCGTTACTTGCTCGTTGCTACTGTCCGGCTTACCTGCTTCGTAAATCGGTGCATCTCCGACTAGTAGGTCGGCAGGTTTTAACGTTAAGATGTACGGCAAGTTAATTGCGATGTATAAAACGTCTAGCTGCGGTTTTTGTGGCGAATCTTTTAAGAGTAATCGCGCGCGATCGTATACTTCCCACTGCTGACCTTTGAAGAACTTACGCATTCGACTGTATTTAGCCAATCTTTGAACCGATTCTTCCGGCGGGAACTGCTTTCCGGTTTCGAATATCGCCATGAAACGACCTCCTTCCTTTTTATAGTTGTTTAGTTAGCACATAATTCTTGATTCAAATAGTTTAATTAGATAATGCTAATCAAGACAAAAGAAAAACACCGTCACAATGACGATGCTTTAAGCAGTGTTGTTAATTTATCTTTCTTTCTCTGTAGTCCGTAAAAAGATAAGTCAGTACCATACACCCATTTAGTGAAATTTATAACGTCCCGCTTTGATTCGAATCTATACTCATAAGTAATAGAAACATGACCGTTCTCATGGATTTTTTTCTTCTTTTGAACTTTTCTATTTCCACCGAGTTTGCCTTCTATAACGGATTTTAAACTATATATAAAGTCTACAGAGCCGCTAGTGAATGTTACTGTGCTTCTATCGTAAAGTTTACCGTTGATGTTTCTTTTAGTGATGTACACACATCCATCACCGTCTAGTACACCTCGAATGAAGTGCGGTAAAAACTCTTCTTGCATAGTAGGGAATTTTAATGTTAGGGATTTCTTTTCGGTTATTCCATATTTTAAAAGTATCTCGGAAACTTCTATACTTTTGAATCTTATTATGTTTGAAACACTTGATATTTCTTGTTTTTTAACATAAAATCCTCTTTTGTTTTCGGTTTCCATCACTTTATTTTTGTATTCTAAGGTATTGATTAACCATTCAATTAAATCTTTATCTGTAGACGTAAACTTAATTGAATTGTTGAATATATCACCATCTGTAGCTAATAGTCCTAAAACATAAAAGAAGTCACTGGTTTCTTTTTTGAAAAATTCCACATTAAAGTTTGCGTTCTGACTTATGTGTAAAAGTTGTGCTTCTTTGTTGCTTCTTTTAGGGATATCGTATTCATCTAAGTATTTTTTGATGGTATACGGACTACAGCCGTATAAATTAGCGATATCTTTACCGCTTAATCTTCTTTCTAAATAACAGTAAGACAACTCATCTTTTGGGATAATTGTACTTCTTGCCATTATTACCACTCTCCGTATGGTTATTTCTCCATTTATAAAAAGCGAGAAACGAAGTTGGAGAAACTTCGCTTTCAATTACGTTGATCAGACGAAATCTATCCCGCATCTATATTATGTTATAATTTAGCAAAAATTACAATGATTATAACCACGAAGGTTTGCGAATAACACGTCTTGCGACGCCTTTAGAAACGCTTATAGCCATTTCCATACTATCCGGAAGATCGTCGTGTGTACCTGTTCCGTATCGTTCAAATTGTTCTAGTAATAGCATATGCCTCCGTGAAAATTGTATCTTACCTACTTCAATATCAGGAGCCATCGCTTCAATACGAAGTTCTTTACGGCTTCTTTGGTAAACTTTTTTAACACGGTTATGCGCCGGGTACCCTACGACACTAAGTGCTTGCTTCAATCTATCGACGAAGAATTCTTGTGCTGCGACTGCTTCAGCTCCTATAGAGTCAGGTTGGTATTCCTTCACTTTCTCAACGATGATTTGTAAAAACTTTTCTGGATTTACTTTTTCACCGAAAGAGTCTATTACGTAATGAACACCGGATTCTTTGTGCCTAGCAACTACGGTTATAGCTGAGTAATCTCCTTTTTCACGGCCCATGGCCATATCAACACCCATAGAAATGTAATATTCGTTGTGAGTGAACCCTCTATCCGGCTCTTTATCATCCCAGTAGGTAAACTTCTCTGGATTGAATATCATAGTCTCGGTATCGATAGGGTTGTTCATATACTCAGTATTAAAAGCTTTAGAACCGTTATCCCACTTCCACGCCATTAACTTAAATAATGGTTGGACTCCTGGCCACAGCACTCTAGCGCCTTTGTCCATTTCTTCTTTGTTTGCAATATAAAAAAGCTCTGCCGTTTTAGCAGAACGTGGATCTTCTCTATTTTGATACATCAGTCTACACTCTTCCCATAAATCCATACGCTCCGGCCAGTCTATAATAGCTTGATATCTTCTAGACTCGAAATCGGAACGGTTGGTCATTATATCTATTAAAAGTGAAGACGCGTTAACTGTAGTACCCATAAACAATATTGCTGTCTTTTTACCCTCGGGATCCCCTAAAGGAATTACGACTTGCCTCATCCACTGTTTCAGTTCGTCTCGTAGTTGTTCCGTGTTATTATTTTTCTCGGAATCTACGTCATCACATACAATTAAATCTGGGCGATTTCCGTTCCAGTTACGTCCGCGAAGCGCTTGGCCTGATGATGCTGCCTGTATCAACGTTAATGTTTTCTGCTTACCGTTTCCTCTATCTTCCCACGCTATGAATTCGGAACTATTATCGCGCGGATTCATTTGTTGCTTAGGGCTAAGTAATTGACCGAAGTCTCGTATTAGTTTTTCGTTCCCTTGTAACTGTAATTTAATCCACTCTAAGTTAGCACTCGCAACGTTGGGTGTTTCAGAGATGATTATAATATACTTTCGTTTTCGGTAAACAATCTCATGAATAGGGAACGCTTTACTTAGGAACGAACTTTTGGCATGTGATCTGGGTGCAGCTACGACTACGCGCTTGTTTATTTCTTCGTTCGATACTACGTTCATAATGTCGCAGATTTCGTGATGGAAGTCGGGCGCGTGCTTTGTTATCGTGGCGATGTCGTCGTCATGCTCAAATGCCGGAATCCAGTTTCCGCTATTGTCGGGATTGGCGTTTTCACCGAACCAATTATAAGCGAAGAATAGCAGGTCGGTGTCGCCTCGTTCGATTGCCTCTAAACGTTTCAACTCGCGAATATACATCGCTAAGTCGCGCTTTTCATCGGCGGTTAGTTTATCGATATTACGCGTTCTAGGGACGATATACTGGCGCAGCTTATCGATTTCTTTTCTGCGCGTCTTCGCATCGCTCCAATTACCGTTAGTCCACGCCAATACTATCGCCTCCTCTCTTCGGAATATTTTTCTAATTTATCGTTGACTTGCGATTATGTATCGTGATATTATTAACTCAACAAAACGAGACTAAGTTGAGGTGTTCGGTATGAATATAGTTAATCCGATTAAAGACGTTAAAGATATCGATAAAATGAAAAAGGCGCTTCATGGGCGCGACTTACTGCTTTTTATATTCGGTATAAATAGTTCGCTACGTGTTAGCGACATTCTAGCGCTTAAAGTTGGCGATATCCGCGGCAAATCTTCGTTAGTACTTACGGAAAAGAAAACGAAGAAGCGTAAAGAAATCCGCTTGAATCAGTCGATACTGACTGCCGTTAATGAACTCGTTCCAACTGACGCTAAAGATAGCGACTGGCTATTTCCGTCAAAACGTAACGCAGCAAAGCCGCTAGATCGCACTCAGGCATGGCGCAATCTAAACGCTGCGGCTAAACGTGCCGGTGTTACGGTTAATATCGGTACGCATACGATGAGAAAGACGTTTGGTTATCACCGCTATAAGGCTGGCGTTGACTTGGCGCAATTAATGTACGCCTTAAACCATTCGAGCCAGCGTGAAACGTTAAAGTACATCGGAATTGAGCAGGAACAAATCGACGACTTATATACCGAGATTAATCTGTGATGCGAAGTAGGCTCCGTCTTGACGACGGGGCTTATTTTCGTTTATGCTTGCGCTAGGGCGACCGTCAAAAGTCAAACGTTATTTTGATACGCTGATTTTTCTGGCGTCAGGAAACGGGATTCGGATGGGGGCGGCCTGGGGGCTCACCCTCGCTGTATAAATTCCGTATAGATAACACAACAGAAACGCTTTGTGTTGTGATAACGAATTAATTAAAACGTTATTAAATCAACGTTTGTTAACGTTCAATCACATCGTTGTTGTATTTATATTTATACATCGTTGATATAACAACGTTTATACATCGAATGCATGACGTTATATGCACCGTATTATGCATAGAATATACAGCTGATTCGGAAAGTTTCAGGCGCCTGTCTGTCAGACCCTGCGTGCTGGTAGATTGTATACCGATGTAAAGCGCCTGCCCTCACGCTACCCTATAACACATACCGTATTCCTTCTATTATAATAGCGCCCCTATATACGTCGTAAACGCAGTCTCCTATTCGCTTTTACTATCCGTATCCTCTAACCGTTTAGCAAACGACTCAATCTCTGCGTCAATACTATCGTAATCCACACCGCTACTCTCTACGTTAGATACTTCGTGCTTCTCCGTTAACATATCGTTTAACTGTAGCGCTAGCTTTGACATCGCAGCATTATCGCTTGCAATAGCAACGTCATAGATATTCGAAATAACTTCCGGTAATCTACTGCTAGCAAAGCG